TCCATTAGTAGGTGCAGCAGTCACTGCAGTCAAGAATCAAAATGGCGTAATTACTGCTGTTGGAATAGGAACTGCAGATACACATGGATCTGGATATAGGGGTACAGTAGCAATTGGTGTTACAGATGTAGCGTATGAGCATAGATTTGAGAGTGCTGGTATAGGATCTATTAGAAAGGGATCATTTGCAGGTCCTGCTTATACAGCAACTAATGCAGAGTATACATCATTTAGCGGTGAATTTGTAATTACCATACCAGGACACAACTTAAATGTGAATGATACAGTAGGTATTGATACTGGTGGAATTGTATTCAGATGTTCCAAGGATCATTTCCAAACCTTACATCCATATCCACGTTCAGGACCAACTCCAACTTCTACAAATGGTGATCCAATTGTTGGTGTTCAAACCCCAATCATAGCAACCACTACAGATACAGTCACGATAAACGTTGGTCCTGGTGGTGGTGCAGGAACTGGTGCTGTTGTAAATGCGACAGTAGGCGTTGGTGGAACACTTACATTTACAGTCGCAAATGGTGGAACTGGATACGTACAACCACAGATCAACATACCACAACCATCATATGAGAATCTTGAAGTAGTTGGTGTATCAAGATTAGGTGTTGGTGCGACAACTGAGACTGGTAAAAACTTACTTATTACAGTAGATGTTGGTCCAACAAGCACAGTCGGAATAGGATCCACACTTCGTGAGGTCAAATCATTCAAGATTGCTAGACAAGGATATGGTTTTAGAAAAGGTGATGTATTCAAACCAGTTGGACTTGTGACTGATCGTGGACTAGGATCAGTAGTTCAAGACTTTGAATTGACTGTTCTTGAGACATTCACAGACTCGTTTGCATCATGGCAGTTTGGTGAATTAGATAACGTAGATTCAATTAAAAATCTTCAAAATGGTTCAAGAACTAGATTCCCACTAGAATTTAATAAAGAATTATTGAGTTTTGAAACAAACAACCCTGAGATAGATTTAAACGCTGTTCTTCTAATATTTGTAAATGGTGTAATACAGGAACCAGGTCAACATTATCAGTTTGAAGGTGGTACATCATTTACCTTTAGTGAAGCACCTGATGAGGATGATAAAGTTGATATATTCTTCTACAGAGGATCTCGTGGTACAGATAGTGTTTCAGTTAATACTGTAGAGACTGTAAAACAAGGTGATATTCTAACTCTTAAGAAGAGAGATAATGATCCTAATACACTAAATCAAGATCCTAGAACAATTTACAACATAACAACATCAGATAAAGTAGAGACAAATCTATACACAGGTTTGGGTATCAGCACAGTTCCTAGACCAATTAGTTGGACAAAACAAAAAGTTGATAAGAATATTGCTGGTGAAGCAGTATCAAAGGCAAGAGACTCTATTGAACCATTAGTATATCCAACAGGTAGAATCATAAGTGATCTATCCACATCTGGTACAGAAATATTTGTAGACAATGGTAGATTATTTGATTATGAAGTAGGAAGTCCTATTAGTATTGACGCATTATTAGTTAATACTTCGGGTGATCCTGTTGCAGCAGCGATTACAGCGACTGTATCTGCAGCAGGTACAATCAGTGCACTTACTATCGGTAATGGTGGATCTGGTTATACTGGATCAACAGTTGCTGTTAAGATATCTGCTCCAAGTGCAATTGGTGTGGGTATTGGAACCACTGCATCCGCAACACTAAGTGTTGTTAATGGTGTATTATCAGGAACAGCGAATATAACCAATCCTGGTCTTGGATATACACATTCGATTCCACCACAAGTTATCACTGCATTACCTAGTGTATCTCTTGAGAATATTACTAATGCAGGTGTAGCAACTGGATTCTCTGGTATCATCACTGGTATTCAGACAGCGACAGGTATTGGTGGAAATCCTCTTGCACTTGAATTTTTTGTTACTCATCCAAGTATTTCTGCACTATCAGCAAATAATAGGGTACTAGTTTCTGATACGGTAACTGGTTTTGGTATTACATCAATTGATGGTCACAATCTATCAATTGTTGGTGTTGGTAACACATTCTTAGATAATATCTACAAGGTAGATGCATTCTCAAGAGTTAATAATGCAGGTATATTAACCTGTAACATATTATCAACAACTAGTGTTGTAGGTATTGCTACAACAGGTTCAGCAACTAATCCTTGTGGAACATTATCATTCGGTAAGATCTCTGGATTCACAAGATCTAGCACTCCAATATCAATCGGAGTTACTGGATTTACCGCAAGCACAGGTCTTTCAACCTTCCCAATTTTACAGAGACGAGGGACAGGTTTAAGAGATACTGGTGGATTAAGTAAATAACTCAGTCTCTGACGTATAAATATAGAAAAAACCCAATTCGATGGCCGCTATTGTAACAGATCAGTTTAGAATATTAAACGCAAGTAATTTTGTAGATAACGTTACAGACTCTAACAATTCTTACTACGTGTTTGTTGGTCTGTCCAATCCAACTACATCAGGGTTTGGTAGAAAAACAGATTTTAATACTGATACACCAAGTCCAACAGATAATATCAACTACATGAATTTTGTGGGTGATAATATGTCTTTTGGTAAAAAAGTAACTTCTGATAATGTAAGGAGACTTGTAAGAAAAATATCTTGGTCTAGAGGCACCAAGTATGAGATGTATCGTCACGATTATAGTCTGAACAATACATCACCAATTACAGGATCAGCAAGATTATATGACGCAAATTACTATGTTATGAATAGTGATTTTAAAGTTTACATTTGCATTGATAATGGATCCTCTGGTATCAATACAACTGGTAATGCATCACTTGACGAACCCACATTTACAGATTTAGAACCATCTAAAGCTGGAACCAGTGGTGATGGTTATCAATGGAAATACTTATTTACAGTATCACCTAGTGATATTATTAAGTTTGATTCGACAGATTTTATTTCTGTATCTAATAATTGGTCAACATCAACTGACTCTCAAATCGTAGCAGTCAGAGACAATGGTGATTCTGATGTAAATAATAACCAAATTAAAAAGGTATACATTGAAAATCAGGGTGTAGGATACTCAAATGGCACTGGTCAAGAAGTAAACATACTTGGTGATGGTTCAGGTGGTAAAGTAGTTGTTGATGTTGTAAACGGTAAAATAACAAATGCAGTGGTATCTGCAGGTGGTAAAGGATATACTTACGGTATGGTTGATTTGGGTGCTATTGGTAATACGAGTGCATCTACTAAAGCAAGTTTGATTCCAATTATTCCACCATCAAAGGGTCATGGTCATGACATATACAAGGAGTTGGGATCAGATAGAGTTCTAGTATTTGCTAGATTTGATACGTCTACAACGAATGATTTTCCAGTAAATACTAGTTTTTCTCAAATAGGTATTCTTAAAAATCCAACATCTATTGGATCTACTTCATTGTTTACAGATCCCACATTCTCATCTGTAGGTGCCTTAAAATTTTTAACTACAAATAATGGTACACCACAGATCGGTGAGACCATAAGTCAAGTCGTAACTGCTGGAACAGCAAAAGGATTTGTTGCAGCATATGATGTAGATACTAAGGTAATTAAGTTTGTTCAAGATAGATCAAGTTTCTTGAATCAAACTTCATTTGATACTACAGATTATGTTGGAGTATCTACCTTTGCTAAAGTTCATGCTTTTGAATCCAATACTAATCAAGTTAACTGTGGTACAAGTGGATTTAATGGTTCTATAGACACTGGATTTACAGGTGTTAGTACAAATCCAACGGGCACTAAATTAATATCATTAGACACACAGTTTACACAAGGGGTGTCTAATCCTGAGATAAATAAAAAGTCAGGTGATATAGTATACCTTGATAATCGACCACTGATTACAAGAAATGCTAGACAAAAAGAAGATGTTAAAATTATTCTAGAATTCTAAAAAATGCCACAAAAAACGAATTTAAATATAAACCCATTTTTTGATGATTTCGATAAGGATGATAATTTTTATCGTGTATTATTTAAACCTGGCTTTCCAATTCAAGCAAGAGAATTAACGCAGTTACAATCAATATTACAGAATCAAGTAGAATCCTTCGGTAGTCATATGTTCAAAGAGGGATCAATGGTGATTCCTGGTAATATTACTTACAATGATGCGTATAGTGCGGTAAAAATAAATCCTGATCATTTAGGTATTGATGTGACTGTATATACAAAGCAGTTACATGGTAAAAATATAAGAGGTCAATCATCTGGTGTTGTGGCTACTATTGATGATTGTCGTTTCCCTACAGATGGTCCTGAATATACAGATATTACTCTATATGTAAATTATACAACATCTGGAACAGATAATGAAGTATCTAGTTTTGAGGATGGTGAGGTATTAATATTAGAAGATACTATAACTTATGGTAATACAACAATCACTTCAGGTGAAACAATAGCAAGTTTAATAAGTGAGGATGCTACATCAACTTCATCAATAGTCTCTGTTGGAGAAGGAGTATTTTTCATAAGAGGAACATTTGTAAACGTTGAAAAGAGTGCTATAATTTTAGATCCATATACAAATACTTCATCTTACAGAGTTGGACTTACAATTCTAGAGGAAATAGTATCTGCTAAAGATGATAAGTCATTATATGATAATGCTAAAGGATTTTCAAACTTTGCTGCACCAGGTGCCGATAGATTAAAGATTTCAGCAACATTATCAAAAAAAGCGATCAATGATTATGATGATAAAACTTTTGTTGAACTAATAAGAATTGATAATGGTGAAATTAAGGTATTAAAAGAATCTTCTGATTACAATTTAATCAGAGACTACTTTGCAAAGAGAACATTTGATGAATCAGGAAATTATGCGGTAGAAAATTTTGAAGTTCAAATTAATGAATCTTTAAACGATAGAGAATCTAATGAGGGAGTATACTTTGAAGGACAACAAACTGAACAGGGAAATACACCATCAGAAGATTTGATGGCTGTTAAGATATCTGCTGGAACTGCATATGTTAAAGGATATGATGTTGATTTTGTAAATACAACAATTATAGATGTTGAAAAACCAAGAGATGTAGAAAAAATTAATAATGCTCAAGTTCCTTTTGAATTTGGAACTAAATTTAAATTAAACAATGTTCATGGAACGCCACAGGTAGGAGCAGCTACTACTCATACTGTAGGGTTATATGATAAGAGAAGAGGTTCCTCAGTAACCGCTGCTGGTGGTAATAGAATTGGTGAAGCGAGAGTATACATGCATAATTTGTCTGATGCGACCTATTCAAATGCATCGACAGAGCATGATTTGTATGTATTTGATGTACAAACATTTGTTAATTTAACTATAAACACAGCACTAAGTCCTTTACAATGTCCAGCAGCATCTTTTGTAAAAGGGAAAAGTAGTGGAGCGACTGGATTTGTACATTCCACAGTTAGTAATACAACAGCAGTAACACTAACACAAACATCAGGAACTTTTGTAAGTGGCGAGCAAATTATAATAAACGGTGATGAATCAATTGTTAGATCAATACAATCATTAAAAATAAATAGTATTCGTGATGTAAAGTCTGTATATCAAGACACTAGTGCTATAACTGGATTTGCAGCAGATTTTGGTGGAGACCTTGTTTTACAAAAAACAGCAGTGTCGGGTATAGGAGTTGCAGATCAAGTACAGATAGCAACTAATGGTGTAGTCACTGGTAAATTAGATGTTATTTCTAGTTTAAAGGTTGGGGATATTGTTAAATATCCTGTTGCTGGTCAAGCAGTTGATAGTTTTAATCGTGTTGAAAGTGTGGGTTTAACCACTGCTAAAGTTGAAGCAGTAACAGATGTAAGTGGAGTGTGTGAAGGAGGTCTACCTTCCGCAGCAGTTCAAACAAATTTAATTGTGGGATCACCCATTGTATCTGATAAAGGTGGTCTATTCGCACCAGTGGGAAGTAATGATGTATCTACAGTTAATCTTGCAAATTCTAATTTGATGATATCAAAGCAGGTTACTGGACAAGCAACTAACTCAGTTACAGGTGCTTTAAGTATACCAATAACTAATGCAAGCATAGGACTAACTAGTGCCTTGTTTGAAACATTTGACGCTGAAAGATATTATGTCGCTTATAGTGATGGATCAATCGAAGATCTCACATCAGATCAAGTCACTCTAGGTTCTGGTGGTGCAACAGTCGAATTTACTGGATTAACTAAAAATGAATCAAATGTTGTTGTTAATGTAACCACTAAAAAAATAGGTATTGAAAGTAAGAAGAAAGAATTTATCAGAAGTGAAAAACTAACAGTTAACGGAACAGTATCCGCTGCATCAACTGCTTCAAGTGGACTCACTACAAGCACCTATATGGGATTGAGAGTTCAAGACGACGAAATATCATTAAATCTGCCTGATGTTGTGGAGGTTATTGCTGTATATGAATCTTTAGATTCATCAGCACCAACTTTAGATTCACTTACATTTCCATCAGGTTTAAATCTTGATACATCTTCTATATTAGGTGAAAAAATAGTGGGATCTACTAGTGGTGCCCTTGCACAAATAGTAACTAGATCATCAGCAACTAAAGTTGAAATTGTTTATCTAAATTCATCAAAATTTATAGTTGGAGAAATATGTACATTTGAAGAATCTAACATTACTTCTGTTGCTCAAGTAGTTAGCAATGGTAACTTCCAAGATGTAACAACTAATTATAGTTTGGATAAGGGTCAGAGAGAACAATTCTATGATTATTCTCGCATACGAAGAAATAACGATTACATTCCTTCCAGACAATTACTTATTATATTCAACTATTTTGAAGTTCCAAGTAGCGATACTGGTGATGTATTCACAGTAAATTCATATCCATCAGAAGCATTTAAATATGATATTCCGTTTACTGATAGTGCAGTTAGAATTTCAGACTGTTTAGATTTTAGACCAAGAGTTGGTAGATTTACTGCAACAAATACATCACCATTTGCATTTTCAAGTAGAGATTTCTCAGCATCAACAAATCCTAGTCTAACAGTTACACCTCAAGAAACCTCTCTAATTGGTTATGAACATTATCTACCAAGAGTTGATAAGGTAACTTTAAGTAAAGAGGGTATATTAAGTGTGGTTAAAGGTGTATCTTCAATGAATCCTAAAGAACCAGCAGGTATTGATGAGTCCATGCACATAGCAACTATAACTCTTCCTGCTTATCTTTATGATGTAGATGATGCTGAAATTAGAGCAGTTGATAATAGAAGATACACGATGAGAGATATTGGTAAACTTGAAGATAGAATAGAAACCCTTGAAGAGACTACATCACTTTCTTTACTTGAACTTGATACAAAAACTTTTCAAGTAAGAGACGTTGATAATTTAGATAGATTCAAATCTGGATTTTTTGTTGATGATTTCAGAGATTCATTACGTCAAGATCCTTTAACAAAGGGTTTTTCAATTGTTGATGTGGGAGAATTTACTACAGCAGTAGATCTTTATACTATAGCACCTGAACCTGCCCTTGAACCTTCAATAAATGTAGACACTGCAGATTTTCAATCTGATTTAGAGTTGTTAGATTCTAACGTACAAAAAACTGGTAATCATATAACGTTAAAGTATGATGAAGTTGAGATGTTTAATCAACCATTAGCATCAAGAGTCGAAAATGTAAATCCATTTAATATGATTGAAATTGAAGGGATTATACGTTTGAATCCAGATGCAGATGCATGGACAAGAACTATAAACGTTGCAACTTCAGATACAAGAGTGGTTGTAGGTAGACCAATTATTTTACAACATAATACAAGAATTCCTAGAAGAAATGATGTAATTAGACCGAGAAGAAGAGGATGGTTCCGTCGTTTATTGTTTGGTCGTCGTGGTGGTGGGGCTAGACCACATCCAGGTCTTGATATAGGTGGAGGACAAAGACTTTTCCAAGAGGACATTCAAGGCAATCGTGCTCTTGTACAATCATACATTGAAACAATTCAAGGTCCAATCACTGCTGATACTCATATAAGATCAAGAAATGTTGCCTTTGATGCATTCCAATTAAGACCTTTACAAAGACATTATGCATTCTTCGATAATACAAGTGGAATTGATATTGTTCCAAAACTAATTGAAATTTCAATGACCTCTGGATCATTTGTTATTGGTGAAACAGTAAAAGGTTATATTGGTGGTAATCACGTATTCAGTGCGAGAGCATATGCACCTAATCATAAAACTGGTGCTGGTGCGTCACCAACAACAACTTATAGTTTAAATCCTTATGATAGAAGTGTTGAACTTCCGTCAGTGTACTCCTCATCATCAACCATTTTAAACGTAGATGTAAATTCTTTAGTTGATGAAGTATTAGGAAAATATTTTGGATTTGTGACTCAAGGTATGACCTTACTTGGTGAAACAAGTGGATCACAAGCAACAGTTGTCAGTGTTAAATTGATAGCTGATAC